AATGAGTAAAATAATTGTTGATCGAATTGAATTAAAGAATTTTTTCTCTTATGGAAATCAATGGCAAACTGTTGATTTACATGAAGGTGTCAATATAGTATTAGGACACGATAAGGATAAAGATCGGTCAAATGGATCTGGAAAATCTAGTTTTTTAGAATCTATCCCATTTGCTTTATTTGGTCAGACCAGTAAAGGTGTTGCCCAAAGTAAGATAATTAATTGGAAAAATGGTAAACAATGCGAGGTAAGACTTCATTTCAATAAAAATGGTATTCCATATATTCTCCATCGTGGTATTAAACCCGGTATTCTCGAACTCATTAAAGATGGAATTCCTGTACCAAAACTATCAGATAAACGAGTGTTTCAAATGGAATTGGAACAAGATCTAATTGGTATTGATTTTAAGGCTGCTGAAGCTTTGTTATTCCAAAATGCTAATAATATGATATCCATTTTCAATACACCGAAAGCAGAAAAACGAAGATTCATTGAGAAATTCTTTAATCTTGAGATTTATTCTAAGATGAATGAACATACTAATGGAAAATTATCAAACGTTATCAAAAGACTTTCTGAAATCGATATGGAATTGGATTTTAAGAGAAGACGTGTAGATGAATTGAAACAAATCATAGAATCTTCTAATGCTCCAGATATGGATGCTTATCAGGATAGTGTTGATGCTGCGATGAGAGCTATTGATGCTTTCACTACACAATATATCACAGAATTCCAAGAAGGCCCTGAATTAGAAAAAGAAATTGATGATGAACGTGAAAAACGTAACTATATTCGCGGTGAACTTAGAGAATTGATAGTTGAACAGGGTAAGATTGAAGATGATCGTAACAAACTTCATGGTGAAAAGGTTGCTCTTGAAAAACGGGTGGTTGCCATTGGTGACTTAACAGAACAACGTGAGAAGTTGGGGAAAATCAAATCGGTTCTAGTAAAAATGGAAGGGCTTGAAGATCAATCAACCGAAAAAATTAATAGTATCAAAGAGTTTCAGACAAAGAAGAGTGATTTAATAAGTGAATTTGCTAGTCTACATGCCCAAAAAAGACAATTCAATAGCGATATTGTTAAGTGGGAGGAACACGAAGAAACTGGAGAATCCGTTTGTCCTACCTGTTTCCAAAATGTTGATATTGAACATATTCGTTCTCATGTTAATTCTATCATAGAAGATTTGAATAAAGAACTAACCAATATTAATGTTATTATTAATGATCTTGAAAAGAAAATTATTGAAAACAAACAAACTTTAGAATTAGAAGAAACATCATTAAAAGATATTAATGATAAAATTAATAAAAAGAATCAGTTAGAAAAACATTTGGCTGTCCTTTCTGGTGTTGAAGAAAAACAACAAGAACTTGAGACAACAGAAATGCGCATCAAGGAAATTGTTCAGGATTTAATCCCTGAACTTGAAGTTGCATTAGAATCTCAAAAAAAACACGCTGATGTACTAGAAGTTGCTGTTAATGAAATTGAACTTATTATCACAGAAAAACAGGTTAGATGTGATGAATATAAGGATTTGGTTCGTAAACAAGACCAGCTTAATAAAGATTTGGAAACAGAAAATAAAATTTATAATAATCAGAAAGAAATTTATGATCGTGTAATATCAGAACAAGAAGTTAATATTGCATCTAAATCACAATTAGAATTAGAAGTGTCGGAATTTGACGGTGAAATAAAGAAACTACAAAAGATGAAAGATTATTTGGAATATATTAAAGAAACGTTGTTGGATATTAATGTAAAACAATATGCAATTGGTAATATTGTTCCTTTTCTTCAACAACAAACTAATCATTATTTGAGTGAAAGTGGACATAATTATTATATTGAACTAGATGCTTGGTTAGATGGTACAATTAAAGGATATGGTGTTGGTGATTGTGATTTTGGAAATATGTCTGGAGGTGAAGGTAAAAGTATTGATTTATCATTGAAATTTGCAATGATGGATGTTGCTAAACGACAAGCCGGAAGTTATCTCGATATATTAGTTCTTGATGAATTATTAGATAGTTCTATTGATAGTCATGGTATTGAGAAGACATTTGATATAATTAAGATGAAACAACGTGAGGATAATCTTAAAGTATTTATTGTATCTCATCGTGAAGAAATTGCTGATTTTGGTATGGATAATATTTATAGAGTGACAAAAGAAAACTCATTTAGTACAATAGAGATTATATGAAAAAATATTATGGTGGAATATTTAACACATTAATCAAAAGTGAAGGGTATACATTAATAGGAGAATATAAGAATAGTTACACAAAAGTCAAAATAAAATGTCCTGAAGGTCATGAATATAGTGTCACACCGAGTAATTTCAAAACAGGATATAGATGTCCAATATGTTCAGGTTTATGTCCAATACAAGCAGAGAAAGAATTTTTAGAATTGGTTGAAAGAGAAGGTTATGAATTATTATCTGAATACAAGAATAATAAAACAAAAGTAAAATTGAGATGTAATAAAGGGCATGAATATAAAGTTAGACCAAATGATTTCAAAACAGGATATAGATGTCCAATATGTGCTAATGTATGTCCAGAACAGGCAAAAGAACAATTTATTGAATTGGTTGAAAAAGAAGGTTATGAATTAATAGATGAATATAAGAATAATCATACAAAAGTTAAATTAAAATGTCCAAATGATCATGAATGGGAAACAGTACCTAGTAGTTTTAAAAATTATATTAGATGTCCACATTGTGCAGGTAGTACGGGTCAAAGATTATTACAAAAAATGTTAAAAGAACATATACAAGAAGAAGTAATATATAATGATAGAAAAGCATTAAATGGGTTAGAATTAGATATATATTATCCTGAATTAAGTATTGGAATTGAATATCAAGGTAATTATTGGCATTCAAAACTAGAACAAATTAAAAGAGATAAAAGAAAGAAAGAATTATGTAAAGAAAAAGGAATATATTTGATTGAAGTATGGGATGATGATTTTATGAGATACACAAAAAACGAAACGGAGAAAGTAGTGAAAGTGTTGTTGGAAAGGAAATATAATGAATAAGACTGAATATTTACTTATGTGTGCTTCAGAAGAATGTGGGGAAATCATACAAGCCATCGGAAAAATTGGAAGATTTGGTGGTGTTAATTTTCACCCTAAAACCGATATATCTAATAATGAACAGTTAGTGCTGGAAGTTAATGATCTTCTTGGAATATTGGAATTATTGGAAGAGAACGGCGTATTATTAGGAGGTATTGGGTGTCGTGGTGATATAGATGAAAAGAAACACAAAGTAGAACAATGGATGGAATATTCAAGAGATAATGGAATTTTGTCGGAGTGATATGATGGACTATAAAAATATGTTTATAAACTTACAAAAACAACAAGAAGATCAGAAGGTGATAATGGACTATAAAGAAAATCAAAACATTGTTATTTATAGGATTGAAAATGGTTTTCATAGTACAACTTACGAAACGAGTTTTGAGTGTTCGCCTGAAAAATGGACTGAAATCATAGAGATGGCAAAAAGACCGCCGAAATCTCACTATTTTCCTAATGAATTATTTGAGTTATAAGAAACAGATTTAATTACCAAGAAAAAACGAAATATTTGGAAATACAAATAAACTATTAATAACTAACATCTAAGTAGAATTTATCATAAAAAGAAGATGAAGATTGATATTGACATTTTATAATATTTATAGTAAACTTTTATAATTATAAATATGAAATTAAAAACAGAAAGAAGGAGGAAATGATTATGACTGCATTAGAAATTTTTATTATTACCACCTAAAAAGAAAACCCATATTGCGTTAGCTAATGGGATGAATTTTTTCATCCGTGGTACAATGGTTAATAAATCATTAAGACAAAGACAACATAACTGTAAATGCGGTCTTTGTATTTCAAGAGACCTTAATGCAGCCATTAACATCAAAAATGAAGGCATTAAAGTCTTCATAAATAATAGGGTTGGAACGACCCTAATACACGCCTGTGGAGATACGAAAGGTGATAAAACACCATCACCTGTATCGATGAATCAGGAAGCCCATGTTGCGTTAGCTAATGGGTAGTTCACATTGTCACTGTTTGTTTTATGTTTTGTTTTATGTGGGTGTTGTGGTTTAATTTCTAACTTTATTCGTGGGTGGAAATGGTCAAGAGAAGGTGATTATATAGAAAAAAATGATACTAGATTTTCTACAGAAGAATTAATTGGTAATATTATGGGCAAAAAATATTATGGGCAGAAAACAAATCGAAAACAGAAGAAATAATTTTATTGTAAATGAATTGAAAATGAACAAAAATGTGATTGAGATGATTGAGATGAATGATAGGTATGCATACTTTACAGATGAAGAATTGAAGATGAATAAAAAATAATTGAGATGAATGGTGAATATTTATACCTTACAGATGAAGAATTAGAAATATATAGAAATATGAATATTATTGATCTCACAGAAGAAGAAATTATCATTGAAAAATATGGGAACAGGAATCAAATTAAAAAATCTAAAAAAGTTTATATTATCAGAAATGGAGAGATTTATGAGCAATCAAATTGAAAGAATTGGTGATAATATCGGGGAACTTGGAGAGGATAAGATTTGGAGAACAACTTGTGCCTGTATGGGTGAAGATAATCTAACCTTCCAAGTTTGTTGTGATGATGAATACTCAGATATATATCTTGAGGTTTGGATGGATTGTTCTACATATATTGATACGTGGAGTAAACCTGTGTGGTTACGTCCTTTCCGTGCTTTTGGTAGAAGAGTTGTCGCGGCAATAACATTTTTTGTTAAAGGTCATATAAAAGTAAGTGGATCATTTATTTTTCGCGGAGAAGATCAAATTGACGAATTATGTAATGTTCTCCAAAATGAAAAATATCGTATGAAATCAATTCAGAAAAGAATAGAACGTAAAAAGGAGAAACAAGAAAATGGTAAATAGGTTTGAGGAAGCAACAAATGACGTAATTGATAAGGTAAATGAAGTTATTCGCAATAAGTTTCCACAGTTAAATGGTGTATCAATTGAAGTTGTCATGGACTTAAAAAAACGTAAATCAGGTGGTAGTTATGTTCTTGTTAAACTTGATAAATCATCTGCTATTTTAAGGCATATTTCAGCAGATAACATCAATCCAGAAGG